TCCAAATGAATTTCAAAAAATAGGTAAATATAACATTGGGATTACAGCAGGAATTGAAACAACAATTGCCCCAGCTGAATGGATTGAAGGTTGTAATAGAATGGATTTAATATTAGGTTCTTCCAAACACACTATTAATGTTTTAAGAAATAGTAAATTCGAAAAAAGAAATAAACAAACTAACCAACCTGAAGGACACATTATTTGGGATGGAAAAAGTGAGGTGATGTTTGAAGGAGCAAATACTGATATGTATAAACCATTAAAATCAAATTTTGATTTATCAAATGTTAAAGAATCATTTGCTTATTTATTTGTAGGTCATTGGATGCAAGGGGATTTAGGTGAGGATAGAAAAAATGTTGGATTATTAATTAAAGCATTTTTTGAAACTTTTAAAAATAAATCCAAAAAACCTGCTCTTATTTTAAAAACATCTCAAGTTGGATCTTCTTATATGGATAGAAATGCTTTAATTGAAAAAATTAAAATGATTAAAGCTACTTGTAAATCTAAAAATTTACCTAATGTATACTTACTTCATGGTGAGTTTACTGATGTAGAAATGAATAAAATTTATAATCATCCTAAGATTAAAGCAATGGTTAATTTAACTAAAGGAGAAGGATTTGGTAGACCTTTATTAGAATTTTCTCTTACAAATAAACCTATTTTAACAACTAATTGGAGTGGTCATATAGATTATTTAAATCCTGAATTTACTACTTTACTTCCTGGTAAACTAACTAAAGTTCACCAATCAGCTGCTAATAAAATGTTAATAAAAGAATCTGAATGGTTTAGTGTAGATACAGGTCAAGTTGGGTATTATTTAAAAGATATGTTTAATAACTATAAACCATATTTAAATTTAGCTAAACGACAAGGATATTATAGTAGAACAAATTTTTCATTTGAAAAAATGAAAGAAAAATTAGGTAAAGTACTTGAAGAAAAAACATCAGGAATACCAAAACAAGTAGCTTTAAAACTTCCTAAACTTAAAAAAGTTGATAATAATAATAACGAATTACCAAAATTAAAATTACCTAAACTTAAAAAAATAGAAGCATGATGTATGAAGAAATAATAGATTGTCCTAAATCTGGAGGAGATTTATGTTATAAAA